TGTTACTACAGAAAAACCCTTTATATCAGTATCTAGAACAGGAGAGCCACCGTCTAAAGCTTCTGCTATGCCTACAAGAGAAGATATTATAAGTAGATTACTTGCTTCTAAAAGTGGCCCTGCTATAACACAGGGTGGAGGATCTCCTCAAACTAGGGAAGGTCCATCTGCGTTGAAAAGAATTGGAAGTGCGACAAAACAATTTTTTGGTGAAGATCCTAAATCCGTTGCCGGAAGACCTCCAATTGTTCCTAATCCGCGTGCTTTGAAAATAGAAGCAGCAAAAAAAGCGGCTGTTAATAAAAGACAAGCAGCACTGGAACTGGCTCGTAAGAGAAGTCTGTCGGAAAGAGAACGTATTAAGACAGAAGCGGCCCGAAAGGAAACACAAAAAGCAGTAGGTACTCTGTTAAAAGACAGACAAACAGCACCTAAAAAAGCAGACATTCGTTCTGGTGAGAAAGCAGAGACAAGGAGAAAGATAGCTGCTGCAAAGAAAAAACGATACCAGCCAAGAACAGTCTCAGAGATAGCAAAGACAAAGGAAACACAAAAAGCAGTAGGTACTCTGTTAAAAGACAGACAAACAGCACCTGATGAAGTCGTTATTGAATCTGCTAGGAAAGCAGAGGCAAAGAGAAAGGCGGCTAAAGAAAAAGCTAGAATAAGTAAAGTTAAACCAAAAGTTGTGAAGACAAAAAAGAAAGTAGTTGCAGAAAAGAAAAAACCCAGAAGTATAAAAGAAGCTAAAAAAATGAAAGAACTTTATTACTTTAATAAAGATGGTAAAAAAATGGCTGCTGTTACAAAGGAAGATTTAGCAGACTTTAGGAAAAAAACAGGAAATCCTAAAGCTACATTAAGACAGCTTTTAAATTCCATTACGGGTAAAACTCAGAAGGGGATGTATAGAACTGCTAAAAAAACAGGTGGAGGTGTAGGACTCCATACTGCTGAAATGCGATCTGCTGGAAAAGATCTTCATAAGCCCCAATCTAAAATCAAGAAGCGTATACATGAGGAAATTACATATGCCAAGAAGGGCGGTAAAGTAGGCAAAAAGAAACAAGGCTACAAAGCCCGGAAGGATGAATCGATTGCAATGAGGGTTAAGAAGAAACGGACCAAGAAACAACTCAAGGCAAGTAGGTCTGACTCCTATGGTAAGTTTGGAAGTGGTAAAGGTAAAGGTAAGATAAATCGTTTTGGTTCTTCTTTAGTAGCTTCTACATATGACTAAAGAAAAGGTTGACGATTGCACTAAGATAGATTATAGTATTCCTAAAGTTAAGAGGGAAGACTACACAACTTTTAAGGAGTATTTTCAAGCTCGTTCTGATTATGTGCAATTAAAGTTTAAAGATACTTATGGAAGTAAGGAGAATTAAATGCCTAAGTTAGGAAAGAAACATTATCCATATACTAAGGCTGGTTATGCAGCACATGCTAAAGCTAAAAAACTTGCTGAAAAGAAGAAGAAAAAGAAGAGCGTTAAAAAGAAAAAGAAGAGAGGATAGTATGATTGATTTAAAACATTTAAAAGATGTTAAGTTAAATTATTTTAAACATCTTAGATTTATATGGTTTGAAAGTATAAGAGGAATGCTGGTAATGATAGGATTAATAATACATGGTATATTTCCTTTTGTTCTTACCAACATGTTTTCCTCCTATATTAAAAACGCTGAAATAAGAATTAAAGAAATTGGTATATAAGGAAAGTGGAAATTGTACGTCATGTTTGTATACATTGCGAACACGCCTGTCATTGCGATATGATGTGTTCTTTTCATGATGGGAAAAAAACATGTAAGTGTGATGAATGTAATTGTAGGCCGTCTAATTGGGGCGCTCTTACAGAGTATATGGAATAGAAAGGGACAGTATGGCTGTATCAGGCACATATAACTTTAATCTGGATATAGATGAGATAATCCAAGAGGCTACCGAAATGATTGGTGGTGAGGATACACTGGGACATACACCAGCATCTGCCAGACGTTCTATTAACCTGATGTTAAGGGATTGGCAGAATAGAGGTATTCTTCTCTGGACTACAAGTACTACGGCTGTTACAGTAGCTGCTTCAGTAGCCGACTATGCTTTAAGTAGTTCTACAATTAATGTTATGGAAGCTACAACTCGTAGAGATAATACAGATATTAAAATTACACGGATTACTCCTGAAGAATATCTTCTTATCCCGGCAAAAACTCAGACAGGAAGATCTTCCCAGTATAGTATCAGGAGAGGAAGAGATAATCCTGTTATGTCTATATGGCCTATCCCAGAAAATTCTACTGATATTCTGAGGATGGAAATTGTAAGTGAAGTTCAGGATGTGAATAAGTCTGCCATACAGAATGCAGACACTCCTAAAAGATTTTTACCTGCGCTTACTTGTGGTCTGGCCTATTACTTATCTATGAAAAGACCGCTTGTAGCAGACACTAAAATTGTAATGTTAAAGGCAAACTATGAGGAGATATTAGGAAGGGCAATGGAAGAAGACAGAGAAAGAGCTAGTATTTATCTTCTGCCCAGACTGACATTTTATAATTAGAGGAACTAGAGTTCGATGGCAACACAACGAAGAGCATTAGCAATGTGTGATATATGTGGGTTTGTTTATCCACATAGAATCATGAGATTAAATAGCTATGGACTGGTAGTATGCCCTCAAGACTTTGAAGGACAATATGATTTAAAGAATAGCCCTCAGAATAAAGTACCAAGAGTAAAAGATAACCCTGCTATTAGAAATCCAAGACCCGATAATGGAGGCAGGAACATTCAATGGAATAATGCTTCTACTAAATGGGATGAGACAGAAAGGCTTTGGCAACAGATATGACAGATTTAACAGGAACATTAATATCCAATACCTATAAGGATTTATTACAGGTTAACTCCAGTGCATCTAATGGTGGTATTACAACTTCTCTGACTAATGTACAATCAGGTAATGGAGTTAATACAGCATTAAATCTTGCTACCAATAAAGGACAAATAACTGGAACATTTGGAGTATCAGGTAATACAAGTATTATAGGTGGTCTATATATAAGTCAGAATGTATGTGCTTCTGCATATTACGGAGATGGTTCTAATCTTACAGGGATTTCGGCTTCTCCAACAGGTAATATATGTGTAGGTAGTGCATCAGTTGTTGGTACTCTTTATGTAAGTGGAACAACAAGTATTACTGGTGCTACGGTTCTACATTCTACTGCAACTGTAAGTGGTGCTGCTGGATTTCTAAGTACAGTAAGGGTTAGTGGTAATACAACAATAGGAGGTACTCTGGATGTACTTGGGAATGTATGTCTGGGAGGAAACGTAACTGTAAAAGGAAATGTCCATGTAAGCAGTAAAGTATGTGCCAGTGCTTTCTTCGGAGATGGTTCAAATATTACAGGTATTCCGATTAGCGGTAATATCTCAGTAGGCAATGCTACCATAGCTGGCAATCTTTATGTGAGTGGGACAACAAGTATTACAGGAGCAGCAGTTCTTAAGTCTACAGCAACTGTATCAGGTAATTCAGGATTTCTGGGAACTCTCAGGGTAGCTGGAGCTACTTCTCTTGAAGGTGCTGTAGTAATGGCTGATACTGCTACTGTATCAGGTAATGCAGGATTTTTAGGAACAGTAAGAGTAGCTGGTGCTACTTCTCTTGAAGGTGCTGTAGTAATGTCTGGTACAGCTACTGTATCTGGTGCAGCAGGATTTCTGGGAACAGTCAGAGTAGCTGGTGCTACTTCTCTTGAAGGTGCTGTAGTAATGTCTGGTACAGCTACTGTATCTGGTGCAGCAGGATTTCTGGGAACAGTCAGAGTAAGTGGTAATACGACTATTGGAGGAACACTTGATGTACTAGGAAACGTATGTCTGGGTGGTAATGTAACTGTAAAGGGAGATGTACATGTAAGTAGCAAGGTTTGTGCTTCTGCCTTCTTCGGAGATGGCTCTAATATAACTGGAATACCTATATCAGGTAATATATCTGTAGGTAATGCTACCATAGGAGGAACCCTATATGTTGGAAGTACAGCGACAGTATCAGGTAAT